TTATGCATAATTCTTCTTTTTCTTCTTCTTTTTCATAGATGCTATATACTTTTCTTTTTTACTAGTTTGCGAATCTTTCAAAGCTTTAGTACTTGGTGCACCTTCACTACCAGGCTTTCTCATTTTCTCGCCACTACCAGCTTTTATTCTTTTTCTCTTAGCATGTATGTTTGCCCATAAACCTGGTTTTTTAGCCACACTTACACCTCCATTTTCTTAATGCTTTATTTATTCTGCTATTTGGGTCCTTAGCCGTTTTAGCAGATGTTAATCTTTTTTTCATTCCGCACATCCTAGCACAAAAACTTTTACGCCTAGACTTAGCCTTACCTTTAGGATTCTTCTTAGTTACTGGTGCTTTTAGGTTCCCCCCAGTGGCACGATTGTAACTAGCACGACCCTTAGCATTTAAGCCGCCTGACTTAGATTGGCCCTCTTTTTTAGTCCACGCTTGGCTCATTTGGAGCTCCACCCATTTGCTGTGCTAATTGCGGATTGGCTTGTAACTGTTTAAATATTTCATCTTCGCTCATACCTTCAAATTGTTCAGCACCAGCTTGTTGGTTCTGTTTAGATTCCCGCATTTGATTTATTAATCTTTCAATACCAGGTAATTGCATATTTTCTAAAATGTATTCAGGGTCCTGAATTAATCCAGCCTGAGCTAAGGATAATATTTTTTCCTCAACATAATTTCTATTATCAGGTAACATACTTCCAACTCTAGCTCTTACCATTTGGTCCACTTCAGCAAACTCCATACCTTGATAAACAACTTCAGCTGGATTACCCTCATCATCTTTCATGGATAAAAAATGAGTGTCAGAGCCCATATTTTTAATCATTGCTATCCACATTTGACCAAGTATCTGCATTGCGCTATCTAGTTGCCTAGCTTTAAAATCTATTTTACTAGTTGATGCTGTTCTGTATACCTGAGCTTGTACTCCGCTAGTTACATTTGGTTCTTGCTTACCCATTGTGGCTTTATTTACGCCTGATACAGTTTCAAACATATCTACCAGTAGTTGGTAAAAGTTGAAAACATACCCAGGAATTGAAGCTGGTTGTAACATAGTTACTTGACCAGGTCCACGCTTTCTAATTACAGAACCAGGTTTATTATTTATTTGGTCCTGAACATCTGCTGTTTCATCAACAACAAACATAGGATTAGCAATTAGATGTACATTATCCATAACCTGAGATGCAATTCGGTCCAGGGCAAGATTTATACTCTTTAGTCTTTTCGGTTCGGGTTTACCCCAAAACGAATGTGCGGAGCCACCATTCTTCATTACAATGAAGGGAAATGGATAAGGACATCTATTCATTTTATCCAGGAACTGATACCGACTAGGCCCATCGTATAATATGATGTCGTTTGCCATACAAATCTTTCGTATTCCACCTGGATATCTTGGTTTGCCAACCTTGCCTTTGTCAGACTCTTCATCTGTATAATCAAGACTTCCATCTCTCATATACACTTCAACCAGGAGGGCTCGTTCTTCCAAGTTCTGCATAGCCTCAGTTTCACCTTCAAAGTAGTTAGTATCTGTCCCATGAGAATCAGTTACCTGGATAAGTTCTTTACCACCTTGTTTTGTTTCAGTAATTTTTAATGCTTCGTATTCAGTCATTTTCCCCATAGACTTGACTAAGTGCCCCTTCTCAGGAAAAAGTTCTTTTATTTCATATAATGGCCTTGGAGCCATATGAATAATCCATTGTGCATTTTCTAATTTTGTTGCACTAGGGTTTATATAAAAACTAAATGGGTCCACAATATCACAATCAGGTAAATCATCATGCATATTCCAATTAAGTTTTACAATACCAGTCCCATAGACAAGATAGTCTGTTAACCACTCAGGAACTAACGTAGCCATATCTCGCATATACCATAAATCATCTATTTGAGCTTGTAAAGTTTTGGCAACGAATTTTGATTCATCAGTGGCACCCACTGGAATTACATCTATCTTTGGAGGCTGAGATGACATAATCGGTATTTGGGTATCAATAACATTCGCTATCATGTCTAAGGTTAACTGGTTTTTATATTCAGGCATGGATAAACCTTCCCAATGTTCACCCATATATAACTTTTCAGACTCACGCCACATTTGACTAGTTTTTCTCCTAGCTCTTTTAGCGGAATCCATCATGTTATTAATTCTTTTAATTAATTCTTTTTCTTCGTGTTTAGGTTGATACTTTTCTGACATTTAATTACTTTCGTTATAATTATATCCTACAGCCATCATATCACTGATACTGGTAACAATATCAATATATGCATCTCGTAATTCAGGAGACATCTCCACGATTTCATCATCATCGTATAATTCCATTCTATGCCAGGTTCCATTTTCAAAATCAAATCTTTCAATTACCCTCTTAACCCTGGTACTTCTGTTTTGTTTGCTTCGAACTTTTGCATCAGCTTTTGAATCCATGGTTTAGTGTCTTCTTCCTCAGGTTTTCCGATAGCCATCATGGCATATCTTGTGGCATCCAATAAATGGTCAGGCCCCTTCGTATCTAAATCTTCAGGCCGTCTAAGGTCGTGTACCAACATCGGAATTGTATCGATAAACTTCCGACAAGTTTTAAACACAAATAACTTAGGCGGTGTTTCTTCATCCCATTTTAAATACTCTCGTAAAAGGTTCCAACCACTCAAGCGGTTATTATTGGCTTTTATTGCATTTATTCCACCCTTCCTCAATAAATCTGCTATAGCCATGTGCGAACCAGCAACAGCATCAGAGCGATTTGAGTTTATGGGGTTACGAATCCACATACTTGGGTCACCTAGCGTAGCTCTAAAATCTTCACCTTTACTTAAAGCTGTTAATGCTTCTATATGGCCCGATAATTCCATTTCAGCAACATAATATTCTCTATACAAATAAACATCGCCTTTAGGACTTACAGCTAAAAAAGCAGTAGCAAAAGGAGCTTTATACCCATAATCAATTCCACGATATTTATACCATGTACTTGGTATTTTAAAAGGCTCAACAACATGCACATCATAACGCCATTGACTAAAATATTGGCCGTAGTAAACATCCCAATCACCATCTAACCAGGCCCTTCTTAATTCTTCAGGTAAACCTTTCAACATTTCCATATATCCAGGGTCTTCTTCCATTAAGGTAGGATTATCATGTATCTTACTAGGAATAAATATTCGGGTCCTACTAGTCACTGGGTCGTAATATGTTTTCTCACGCTCATTATTAACAAATCTTTCTTTAAACCAGTTATGACCTGGGCCACCAGGATTACATGTCAAAAATATTTGGGGCGGTAAACCTATCGTACTTCTGCAACTACTAATTAATTTTAAATAATCTTCTTCATCAGCTATCAATGTAGCTTCTTCTATCCCCATCTTATGATACTCGTGGCCCTGATATTTTTGATATGCTTGTTTATCCATAAGGTGGCCAGTTCTTATAATTGCACCAGTGGGAAATCTAAATTCTGCTGGGTTACCAACTACTTCCACCTCTAAGTGCTTATACATTTGTGTAGCCCTATCTATATAATCTCGTAAGTCATCGTAGTTTCTACGGATAATAAGGCCTCTATAAAGTGGATTATTAAGATATTCAGGGTCTACCATCCAGGCCATTAAACAGCTGGATTTACCACCACCACGACTACCACCAAAAGCTATTTCAAACTCGCTCCTAGCAAGGGCAAATGCTTGTTTTGGGTGAGGTTCCCAATGTATTTGCATTATGGCACCCCCCAGTATGTACTTTTTCTGTACTTGGATTGTTCGTACTTCGTCATATCTTTCCAACATTTAGGGAGATACTCTGCACGATTGTCACATCCAGTAGCTAAACCGCAATATGTGTATGTATCTTTGTCAACTACACCAGTATGAATGTTGTAGCTAGATTTAGTAGCAAAAGCGCAAGTACGGCCTATCTTCGGGCATACATCAAACATATTCTTCCCTTGGTTTTACTGGTTGTCTTTACGACTATAAAAAGTTTTTTCATATTCTGTCTGGGACTCCTACATGATATTCGGACCGATGGGACCCGACCAATGGGGTGACCCCCTCTCGCAAATAATTTAATCGGTGTCGATACACATTATAAATATTTTCACGAGGCAGACTGACCCAGCACATTAAGTTAGCGTGTCTTTCTCCTCGGTAGGACTATCATTTGGCTTACTTTTGGCTTCCCTTGTCGGGGACTTGACAGTTCCCTGGTCAACGTCATCAACTAAAATAGTTTCGCTCTCACTCTGCCCAATCGTACTTACTTTGGGGTTGTCTAAAGGAACTTTCTGAGGTAATACAATAACACCAGTCACGCTCTTTTGTTCTACTTCCATTTGCATTGCTTT